GGCTAGAGAAAAAAGATTATACATATTTACAAGAGTATCAGGATGTGACCGGAACCTCCGCTGCTCAAGGTCAACCTAAATACTATGCTATGTTTGGTGGTGCTACAGGAGAATCAGACACTACATCTGGACGTATAGCTTTCGCTCCAGTTCCAAATACTACATATAGATTTAGAGTTCACTTTGATAAAGCACCAGATCTTTTAGAAAATAATGACACTAATTATATTAGTTTAAACTTTCCAAACGGCCTGTTATATGCATGTTTAGTAGAAGCATATGGTTTTTTAAAAGGCCCAATGGATATGTTGACATTATACGAACAAAAGTATAAACAAGAAGTACAGAAGTTTGCTGCAGAGCAACTCGGTAGACGTAAAAGGGACGATTACACAGACGGAACAGTCCGTATTGCAGTTCCTTCTCCGTCACCATAACAGGAGATTAATTATGGCAATAACATCAGCAATATGTTCTAGTTTCAAACAAGAACTTCTACAAGGTAAGCACAGCTTTGAGTCTTCAGGTGGGCATACTTTTAGAATAGCTTTATTTGATAGTAGTGCAAATTTAGGAGCATCTACTACAGGTTATTCAACTTCAGAAGAAATATCAAATACGTCAGGCTCTGCATACTCTGCAGGTGGAGCAGAATTAACAAACTCTGGTGTATCATTATCTTCAACAACTGCATTTACAGATTTTTCTGATGTAACCTATACATCAGCTTCTTTCACTGCAAACGGAGCTTTAATTTATAACACAACAACAGACGGTGGTTCAGGAACAACCAATGCTGTTGCAGTTATAGCTTTCGGTGGCGACAAGACAGCAAGTAATGGAACTTTTAAAATAGAATTTCCAGCAGCAGACGCAAGTAACGCGATAATCAGATTAGCATAGGAGGTCGACCATGTCGACTACTTCAGGATGGGGACGATTCACCTGGGGACAGGCGTATTGGAACGCTGATACAACTTTAAAAACAG